CAAACTAACATTACGTCAGTAGGAACATTAGGTGCATTAGCAGTTACTGGAAACATTACATCAGGTAATGTTGCAGGTACAGGCGGTGTATTCACATACGTATCAGGAGACGGTGCTAACTTAACATCAATTGCTGGTGCTAATGTAACAGGAGAAGTATCAAATGCCGCAACTGCAAACGCAGTAGCAGGTGGAAACGTATCAGGTGCAGTCGCATTAGCAACAAGTGCAACATCAGCAAACGCAGTTGCAGGCGCTAATGTAACAGGAGAAGTTGACTTTGCGGCGACAGCAAATGCAGTAGCAGGCGCAAATGTAAGCGGAACAGTAGCATTAGCAACATTAGCCACAGATGCTACAAGTGCTAACGCAGTAGCAGGTGCTAATGTCAGTGGTGAAGTAGACTTTGCGGCAACAGCAAATGCAGTAGCAGGAGCAAACGTTTCTGGTACAGTTGCTCTTGCTTCAGTAGCAGGAACAGTATCAGGGGCCGCACAAGCAAACATTACATCATTAGGTACATTAACTGGTTTAGGTGTTAACGGAACAATTACTGCTTCAGCAATCACAGCAAACACAGGAGTGTTTACAGGTGATGCAGGTGGTTTATCAAATGTAGTCGGTGGTAATGTAACAGGACAAGTAGCAAATTCAGCAGTCGCAGGTACAGTATACACAGCGGCACAACCTAACATCACATCAGTAGGCACATTAAGTGCAGTTACAGTATCAGGAAATGCTACAGTTAATGGTAACGTAGTAACTGATGACGTAAGGGGCAGAACAGATGCTAACTTAACTATCTCAGCATTCTCAGGTAACAACTCAATCTTACTTGCTCCTACAGGAACAGGTGTAGTTGATGTTGGTGCAAAACGTGTAATAAACGGTGCTGACCCAACTGGTGCTAAAGACTTAGCAACTAAAGAATATGTTGATACTATCGCATCAGCATCTTTACACTATCATACACCAGTTCGTGTAGAATCACCAGTCGCATTAACTGCTTCTTATAATAACGGTGCATCAGGTGTTGGCGCCACACTAACTAACTCAGGTACACAAGCCGCTCTAGTTATTGACGGCATCACACTAAGCGTAAGTGATCGTGTTCTTGTTTACGAACAAACAAATGCGGCACACAACGGTGTTTATGTTGTAACTAACGTAGGTTCTGGTGCTACTAACTGGGTACTAACACGTGCAAGTGATGCGGATACATATAACCCATCTGATCCTGACGCATTTGGTACAGGTGACGCTTTCTTCGTGCAAGAAGGTGATACTGGTGCTGGTGAATTGTATGTAATGAACACTGAAGGTACAATTACTTTTGGTACGACAAACATCACATTCGTACAGATTTCTTCTGCTCAGATTTACTCAGCAGGAACAGGCTTAGACTTAACAGGAGTTCAGTTCTCATTAGCAGATACAGCAGTGTCTCCAGGATCATATGGAGATGCAGGCAACGTATCAACATTTACAGTTGATCAGCAAGGTAGATTAACATCAGCAGGTGAAGCATCAATTACTGCTCCAGCTGGAGCATTGACTGGTACAGTTCTTAATTCAAGTGTTGTAGATTCATCACTAACATCAGTTGGCACAATTGATACAGGTGTATGGCAAGGTACAGCAATTGGAGCGGCGTACGTTTCAACTCTTAACCAAAACACAACAGGTTATGCCGCAACTGTTTCAAGTGCCGCACAACCTAACATTACTTCTGTTGGTACACTATCAGGACTAACAGTTACTAACCCGATAGCAGGATCAGTCACTGGTTCAGCAGGTTCAGTAGCAGGTGCTGATGTATCTGGTGAAGTAGCATTTGCCGCAACTGCTAACGCAGTAGCAGGTGCTAATGTATCAGGTACTGTATCAAGTGCAACATCAGCAACTTCTGCAACTACAGCAGGTTCTGCAACTACAGCAGGAAGTGTAGACAACTCTGTTACATTTAACAACGGTGGATCAGGAGCAGCCTCAGGAACAACTTATAACGGTGGCACTGCAAGAACTATCTCTTATAACACAGTCGGTGCACCTAGTACAACTGGTTCAGGAGCATCAGGTACTTGGGGTATTAACGTTTCAGGTTCAGCAGGAAGTGCAGGCTCAGCAACAACAGCAGGTACTGTAACAACAGCGGCTCAACCAAACATCACTTCAGTCGGTACTTTAAGTTCATTAACAGTATCAGGTACTACTAACAGCGGAACATTACAGTCACAAACATTGACATCAGGTTCAAACTCAACATCAGGTTCAATTATCGGTGACTGGACTTTAACTAGTGGATCAACACTTAACGCAACATATGCTGACTTGGCGGAGAAATACACAGCAGACTCAGACTATGAGCCTGGTACAGTCGTAGTATTCGGAGGAGATGCAGAACTATCAGTAACAGGACAACATGCAACACATACTGTTGCAGGTATTGTAACAACTAATCCTGCTCAAGTCTACAACGCAGAATGCGTAGCAGGCGAAGGTGAGCATGTTGTAGAACTAGCACTTATTGGTCGTGTACCATGTAAAGTTATAGGTCCTGTCATAAAAGGTGATCTAATTGTTACTTCTGAAAATGCAGGATATGGATGTGCAGGTGACCCTGAAAACATCAAGCCTGGTACTATCATCGGTAAAGCAATCTCAGATTTCAACGATGGTTTAGACGGCGTAGTCGAAGTACTTGTAGGTAAAAACTAATTCTAACTACCTTAGAATCGTTAAGTCATACTTAACATGTAAAGAGAGTCGAAAGACTCTCTTTCCACATACGGATAATTAATTCACTAAATTAAGATCAGATAAGTATATGTATGAATACTTTTACGATGTCCTTTGACACCAGAATGGCAGAATGGTACATGTTAAGACAACGTATCAGTGAATTAAATTTAGAAGAACAATGTATTGAAATAGATAAATTTTGGCAACAATGCCCACTAAATAACTATTATCTACATCCACATGATATAAAAGATTGGCCTAATCCATGGCAACTCTTACAAGATAATCATTATTGTTTTTATGCACGTGCTTTAGGTAACATATATACTTTGGCAATATTGGGTATAAAAGATGTTGACTTGTGTTTAGCAATCGATTATACTGATACAGAGGTAGTATTAGTCTTAGTAGACAACGCAAAATATGTGTTGAATTACTGGCCGAATTCGGTAGTAAATACACTGTTGTCGGATTTTAAGAATGTCAAATATATTGACATTCAACCACTATATAACAAAATAAATTAGGTAAAGAATGAATATACAAGTCACTAAAAGATCAGGAAAGGTAGTAGAACTACAACTAGAAAAGTGGCAAGCCCAAGTAGCAAAAGTATGTGAAGGAGTATCTGATGTATCACAATCAATGATTGAGATCACATCACAACCACATTTTTTCGATGGTATTACTACCAGAGAAATCGATGAACTTACTCTACGTGCTATCGTTGATCTTATCGATGAAGAACAAGCACCAGAAACAGGACACACTAATTATCAATTCGTAGCGGGTAAACAACGTTTATCAATGTTACGTAAAGATGTATATGGTTGTTATAATCCTCCGCATCTATATGAAATTGTAAAAACAAATGTAAAAGCCGGACTCTATACTCCAGATTTACTTGAATGGTATTCAGAAGATGATTGGAACAAGATGGAAAAGATCATCAACCATGAAAAAGATGAAAACGCATCTTATGCCGCTGTTGAACAAATGATAGGTAAGTATCTAGTAAGAAATAGATCAACTGGTCAAATCTATGAGACTCCTCAAGTAAGATATATGGTAGCCGCCGCAACCGTATTTCATAAAGAAGAACCAGAATCTGCAAGAATGAGATATATCAAAGAATACTACAATTGTGCTAGTGATGGACTATTCACTCTTGCAACTCCAGTACTTGCCGGATTAGGAACACCGACTAAACAGTTTAGTTCTTGTGTTCTTATTAAGAGTGATGATGATTTGGATAGCATCTTTGCATCAGGTGAAATGATGGCAAAGTATGCAAGTAAACGTGCAGGCATTGGTCTTGAAATAGGTCGTTTAAGACCCCTAGGAGCCCCTATAAGAGGCGGAGAGATCATGCATACGGGCATGATACCCTTCTTAAAGAAGTGGTTCGGAGACTTACGTTCTTGCTCCCAAGGTGGTATTCGTAATGCTAGTGCTACAGTATTTTATCCTATATGGCATCATCAATTTGATGACTTAATAGTACTTAAGAACAATCAAGGAACAGATGAAACTAGAGTTAGACATATGGACTATGGTGTATGTCTAAATGCATTCTTTTGGAAACGATTCAAAGACAAAGGAAACATTACATTCTTTGATCCAAATGAAGTGCCTGATCTGTATGAAGCATTTTATTCAGATACTGCTAAATTTGAAGAACTCTACGTCAAATACGAAAGGTCCCGTAGCCTGCGGAAGAAAGTCATGTCAGCAGAAGAAGTCTTTAAGTCTGGTATCTTAAAAGAAAGAACAGACACAGGAAGAATATACTTAGTCTATGTTGACAACGTATCTAATCAAGGTCCGTTCGATACTACAGAGCATCCTATCTATCAGAGCAATCTATGTTGTGAGATATTGTTGCCTACAAAGCCTTTTAAACGTTTAGATGATGATACGGGACGTATTGCTCTCTGTACACTTGGATCGATCAACTGGGGAGCATTCAGACACCCTGAGGACATGCGTAGAGCATGTCGTATACTTCAGAGAAGTCTATGCAACATCTTAGATTACCAAGACTTCTTATCGATTCAGAGCAAATTAAGTAACGATGAAATACAACCTTTGGGTATCGGTGTTACTAACTTAGCATACTGGCATGCAAAACGTGATTACATATATGGTGACAAAGATGCATTACAAGATGTTAAAACATGGATGGAACATCAAGCATTCTTCTTAACAGAAGCAACAGTAGAACTAGCAAAAGAAAGAGGCAAATGTTTAGATAGTGATAAGACATGGTATGGTAAAGGTACATTCCCTTGGGAACGTAGAGCAAAAGGTGTTAATAAATTAGCAAACTTTAAACCAGAATGTGATTGGGAAACACTTAGAAAAGATATGAAAGAGTACGGTGTTAGAAATGCAACTCTAATGGCAATCGCTCCGGTAGAATCATCTAGTGTAGTAATCAATTCAACAAATGGTATTGAAATGCCAATGAGTTTAATCTCTGTTAAAGAAAGTAAAGCAGGGTCATTAACACAAGTAGTACCAGACTATCACATTAAACGTGTAAGAAACTCTTATCAATTGATGTGGGAACAACAAGACTGTGATGCATATCTAAAGACTGCGGCAGTACTAGCGGCTTATGTAGATCAAAGTATATCAACAAATACATTTTACAATCCAGCACACTTCAAAGATCAAAAAGTGCCTACGACATTGATCGCAAAGAACTTAATGCAGGCACATCAATGGGGACTTAAGACTTTTTATTATTCGTTAATAAATAAAGCAGGTGCGAAAAGAACTGACGAACAAAACATAGTACACGACATAGCAAAACAATATATAGCAGAACCAAAGTTTGAAGACGATGATTGCGAAGCATGTAAATTATAAGGATTAACAATGAGCAAAGAACAATACGATTTAACAAAACAAACAACATACTTAGACAACAAAATGTTTTTGGATCCGGCAGGGCCAGTTACTATACAACGTTTTGAAGAAGTCAAGTATGATCAAATAGCAAACTTTGAAGAAACTGCAAGAGGCTTTTTTTGGGTACCAGAAGAAATTAGTCTGACTAAAGATGCAGGAGATTTTAAAAATGCTAGTGATGCAGTTAAACACATCTTTACTGCTAACTTATTAAGACAAACAGCATTAGATAGTCTACAAGGCAGAGGCCCTGTACAAGTCTTTACTCCTGTTGTAAGTTTGCCTGAACTAGAAGCATTAATGTATAATTGGTCATTCTTTGAGACTAACATACACTCACGTTCTTATAGTCATATTATTAGAAACATTTATAATGTGCCTAAAGATATCTTTGATACTATCCATGACACAAAAGAAATTGCAGATATGGCATCTTCAGTTTGCGATTACTATGATGGCTTACATGAAATCAACTGTCAAAAAGAAATGGGCAAAAAGATCGATGAAGAAAAACATATCAAAGCAATTTGGATGGCTCTACATGCAAGTTATGCCTTAGAAGCATTACGATTTATGGTATCATTTGCTACATCATTAGCAATGGTAGAGAATAGAATCTTCATGGGTAACGGCAATATCATTTCATTGATCTTACAAGATGAACTACTTCACAAAGGTTGGACAGGCTGGATCATTAAACAAGTTGTTAAAGAAGATCCTAGATTTGAGAAAGCGGCAAAAGAATGTGAGCAAGAAGTTTATGATATGTACATGGATGTCATTAGAGAAGAAAAAGAATGGGCAGACTATTTGTTTAAGAAAGGCCCTGTAATTGGTCTTAATGCAAATATTCTAAAAGACTTTGTAGACTATACAGCATTAGAATCACTAAAAGCAATTAACATCAAGTATATGAATCCTGCTCCAAAAGCAAGTCCTATTCCTTGGTTTAATAAGCACAGTGATACTAGCAAAAAACAAACTGCACTACAAGAAAATGAATCAACTAATTATGTAATCGGTGTAATGTCAGACTCACTTGACTATGACGAGTTGCCTGAATTAGCATAAAATTTATTTGACTGCTAAAAACATATTAAATATACATATAACATTTAACTAGGAGAAAGAATGAAAGCCATTGTATGGAGTAAAGATAACTGTACCTATTGTGATCAAGCAATTAAATTATTAGAAGCAGAAGGTATTGATACAGAAATTAAAAAAATAGGTCATGGATATACTTTAGAAGATTTGTTAGCAGTAGTCCCTAATGCACGTACTGCCCCACAAATCTTTTTAGATGAAGATTATGTTGGTGGATTTACTGAATTAAAACAAAAATTGGAGTCATAATGAATAGTATAATTAAATTAGGACAGGTCTACTCTTTTAAACTAAACAGCGGAGAAGAAGTAGTATCTAAAGTAGTAGGGAATGAAGATGGATTTTTTGAACTTGAAGATCCAGTATCTCTTGCACCCAGTCAGACTGGCATGGCTCTTATCCCTAGTGTATTTTCTGCTTCAACTGCTGAAAATCCAAG